ACGGAGAAGGTGGACGGCGCGGTTGCACTGGTCATGGCACTGGACAGGGCCATGAAGAACCAGGGCGGCGAATCCGTCTACGACACCCGTGGGCTTTTGATTATCTGACGGAGGTGCAGCATGCCCCAAAAACCAAGAAGACCCTGCCGCTATCCCGGATGTCCGGGCTTCTGCGAACAGGGTCAGGTGTTCTGTAAGGATCATATGGAATGGAGCGGCGACAGGCTGCGCGGCGGAGCGGATGCCCGTGGGTATGACAGCCGCTGGCGTAAGGCCCGCGCTCTCTTCCTGAAGCAGCATCCGCTGTGTGCCTTCTGTCAGGCAGAGGGCAAGGTCGTGCCCGCAACAGTGGTGGATCATATCATCCCGCACCGGGGCGATCAGCGACTGTTCTGGGATCAAACCAACTGGGAGTCGCTCTGCAAGGGATGCCATGACAAGAAAACGGGCTCCGGCCTATAAGATTGGAGGACAACATGAAGAATCCATTTTCCGGTCTCTTCCGTGCGCGGGACAAGCCCCAGGATAGCGTCAGCGCTGCTCCTACCTTCTACTTTGGCACCAGCGGTTCCGGCAAGGCGGTCAATGCCCAGACAGCAATCCAGCTTTCCACAGTGTACGCATGCGTCCGAGTGATCTCGGAAACAGTAGCCAGCCTGCCGCTTGGTGTATATGAGGCCAAGGAAGACGGTAACCGCAAGGCGACGGAGCATCCGCTGTATCGCTTGATCCATGACGAGCCGAACAGCGAAATGACGTCCTTTGTGCTGCGGGAGGTTATGCTGGCGCACCTGCTCCTGTGGGGCAACAGCTACTGCCAGATCATCCGCACAGGCCGGAACAAGATCACTGGTCTATACCCTCTGCTGCCGGACAAGATGACCGTGGATCGGGACAAGAACGGCATCCTGACCTACACCTATATGACCAATACCGGCCAGACGGTGGTATTGTCTCCTGAGGATGTACTTCACATCCCTGGCCTCGGCTTTGATGGTGTCATGGGCTACAGCCCCATCGCGCTGGAGAAGAATGCTATCGGCCTGGGCATCGCTTCCGAAGAATACGGCAGCAAGTTTTTCTCCAACGGCGCTCGCCCTTCCGGCATTCTGACGCACCCGAACACCGTGAAAAACCCAAAGGCATTGCGAGAAAGCTGGAACGCAGCCTACGGCGGATCATCCAACGCGAATCGGGTGGCCATTCTGGAAGAAGGCATGAAGTTTGAGCCCATGGCCGTGCCCAACAATGAAGCGCAGTTCCTGGAAACCCGAAAGTTCCAGGTGGATGAAATCTGCCGGATCTTCCGGGTGCCGCCCCACCTGGTCGGCGATCTGGAGCATGCCACATTCTCGAATATCGAGCACATGAGCATCGACTTCGCCGTCCACACCATCCGCCCCTGGCTCGTCCGCATCGAACAGGCCATGAACCGCGCCCTTTTCACCGATCAGGAGAAGGGGCGCTTTTATGTGCAGTTCAACATCGACGGCCTGATGCGCGGCGACTACAAAAGCCGGATGGAAGGCTATGCTATTGCCCGCCAGAACGGCTGGATGAGCGCCAATGACATCCGGGCGCTGGAGAACCAGAACCCCATCCCAGCAGATCAAGGCGGTGACGCTTATCTGGTCAACGGCAACATGATCCCCATAACCACTGCCATGAAGCAGCAGACCGACGATGCCACCAGGCAGACTCAGCCTGAAAGAAGGGAGCGGATGCAGCCTTGATTGTTCCCAGCCTGATCGTCATTGCCGCACTCATTTTACTCAGCATCCTGCTGATGATTGCCATCGGCTGGACGCATCGACATTAAGGAGGAATTCGCTATGCGACATTTCTGGAACTGGGTCAAAAACGATGATGAGACCCGTACCCTGTACCTGGAGGGCGTGATCGCCGAAGAATCCTGGTTTTCCGATGATATTACACCTGCCATGTTCAAGGAGGAGCTTTTCTCCGGAAACGGCCCCATTACCCTGCACATCAACAGCCCCGGCGGCGACTGCATCGCTGCCAGTCAAATCTACACCATGCTCATGGATTATCCTGGCGACGTCACCGTGCAGATCGACGGCATGGCGGCTTCTGCTGCCAGCGTCATCGCCATGGCAGGCACCAGGGTGTGCATGAGTCCGACCAGTATGATGATGATCCATAATCCCTTCACCATGGCCATGGGTGACACCGAGGAAATGCGGAAAGCCATTCAGCTGCTGGACGAGGTGAAGGAAAGCATCATCAACGCATACCAGATCAAGACGGGTCTCAGCCGGGACGAGCTTTCGAAGCTTATGGACGGTGAGACCTGGATGAACGCCCTGAAGGCCAAGGAGCTCGGCTTCTGTGACGAGGTACTCTATACCGGAGACCTGGATCTGCCCGACAACGTGTCGGGTTTTTCTTTTGGTCGTCGGGCTGCAGCCGCCTGTCTCATGAACCGGGTGATTGCCACCCTGCCCAAACCGGAACCGGCGCATCCGCCTGATCCGGAACCCACCCCTGAACCCGTTACCCCTGACAACCGAGTGAAGGCGGCAGACCTCATGAAAAGGCTGTCGCTTTTGAAATGAAGAAATGGAGGAAATCACTATGAATCAGATTCTTGCTCTGCGTGAAAAGCGCGCTAACCTGTGGAACCAGACCAAGGCCTTCCTGGACAGCCATCGCGGTGAGGACGGCATGGTCTCCGCTGAAGACAATGCCACCTATGAAAAGATGGAAGCCGATGTGGTTGCTCTCGGCAAGGAAATCGAACGCCTAGAGCGCCAGGCCGCGATTGATCGTGAGCTGGATCAGCCCACTGCCGCGCCTCTGGTTTCTCGTCCCACCACTGCCACCGCTCAGAAGCAGGGCCGCGCTTCTGATGAGTACCGGGATGCCTTCTGGGGCATGATCCGCAACCGTGCGGCTGGCCCCGCTGTCATGAACGCCCTGCAGATCGGCACTGACTCCGAGGGCGGCTACCTCGTGCCGGATGAGTACGAGCGTACCCTGGTGCAGGGGCTTGAGGAAGAGAATGTTCTCCGCACCCTGTGCACCGTCATCCAGACCAGCTCCGGCGACCGGAAGATCCCGATTGTGGCTTCCCATGGTACCGCTTCCTGGGTGGATGAGGAAGGCGCTATCCCTGAGAGCGATGACGTCTTCGGTCAGATCTCCATTGGCGCTCACAAAGTGGCCACCATGATCAAGGTATCCGACGAGCTCCTGCAGGACAGCGTTTTTGACATCGAAAACTATATCTCCGCTGAGTTTGCCCGCCGCATCGGCGCTGCTGAGGAGGAAGCCTTCATCACCGGTGATGGCTCCGGCAAGCCCACTGGCCTGCTTCATGCCACCCTTGGCGCTGGCACTGGCGTGACTACCGCCGGTAACGCGGTCACTGCTGATGAGGTCATCGACCTGGTGCATTCCATCAAGAGCGTTTACCGCAAGAAGGCGGTCTTCCTGATGAACGACAGCACCATCAAGGCGATCCGCAAGCTCAAGAGCATCGAGGGCCAGTACCTCTGGCAGCCCGGCCTCAAGGAAGGCCAGCCTGATACGCTCCTGAACTACAGGATCGTGACCTCTCCCTATATGCCTGAAGTGGCTGCGGGCAACAAAGTGATCCTGTTCGGAGACTTCAAGTCCTACTGGATCGCTGATCGCCAGGGTCGTTCCTTCCAGCGCCTGAATGAGCTCTTCGCCGTCACCGGACAGGTCGGTTTCCGCGCCACCCAGCGTGTTGACGGTCGCCTGGTGCTGCCCGAAGCCATGAAGTGCCTGGCTGTGAAGGGTGCCTGATCCTAACCGACTATGGGAGCCATCCTTCGCGGGTGGCTCCCTTTCCAGAAGGAAGTGAAAACAGATGAGCAATACCAAAAACTACTTTGCCCACGGCGGCAATGAACTGGTGATCGGCGGGAAACTGACCTTTCTGCCGGGCGCGACCGTGGAAGGCGGTGAAGGGCTGTTCGATCTGCCTACCGGAAGTCCGGTCACGGCTCTGCCTTTTCTGGCTGACAGCGAGGCGACCACCGTAGCTGGCCTGCGGGAGGATTACAACCGCCTGCTTGCCGCGCTGCGCACTGCCGGACTGATGGCCCAGGAGGCAGGTGATCCCTGATGATCGTCACCGTCGATGAGGTCAAAACCCATCTGCGCATTCAGCACGATGAGGAGGACGACTACATCGAAAGCCTGATCAAGCAGGCGCAGACCGCCGCCGAGGATTACTGCCGGGTACAGTTTGAGCCGGAGCCTGACGAGGAAGGCAACGTCCCTGATGTGCCTGAACCTGTCCGTCTGGCGGTCATCCTCATGACCAGCTTCTACTATGAAAACCGGGACATCCCGGACATGACCACTTATAAGGCAACCCGGATGGCCTTTGACAGCCTGCTGTATCCATACCGCGATCCGGAAAAAATGTTCTGAGGAGGCGATGACCTGTGCGCGGTTATAAAAACTTCGACAGCGATCCGCATCCCGGAGACCTGCGTCACATGATCGAGATCGGATACACCGAGAACCAGATCAAT